GGCGTCGCGCTACTACACCGCCGGGCACGTGCTGCGGTATTGGCCCGACTATCTCGCGGGCGAGCCGCCCAGCGGGCGAGCTAAGCCGCTCGAGCAGCCCGGCCGCCCCGCGCCGCTGCGACCCGCCACCGCCGCCGAGCTCGCGGCAGAGGCCGTGTTATGAGCTCGCGCCGCGACGCCCCGCCGGCCTCTGTCGCATCGCTCATGCCGACAGCCAAGCAGCGGCTGCGTGAGGTTATCGAGCAGTGCGCCCGCGTGGTCGCCAGCGGCGGGCAGCGACCGCCGAGCCCACCCGGGCCGCCCCCCGACCCCGTCGCCCGAGCTCGCGACCGCAAGCTCGCTCGCCGCCGGCAGCTCGAGCAGCTCGGCGTCGGGCTCACGCCTCGTGTGCTCGAGCTGCTCGCTGCCGAGCAGCTGCCGCGCAGCTTGCCGCTCGATGCCGTGCGCGAGTGGTACCGCGACCCCGAGCGGCGCCGCGTGCTCGTGCTGTGCGCGAGCGTCGGCTCGGGCAAGACCGTTGCAGGCGCCGCGCTCGCGCTCGAGCACCCCGCGAGTCTATGGGCGACCCCGCGCGCGCTCCTGCAGGCGCACGGCACGCTATACGGCGACGAGGGCGCACGCTGGCAACGTCTCGCGCAGGCGCCGCTGCTCATCGTCGACGGGCTCGGCGGCGAGGAAACCCGCCACCATGCGCAAGTGTCGCTCGCGCTGCGCGAGCTGCTCGAGGCGCGCGCGTCGCGCGACACGCTCGTCACGAGCTACGTCTCGCAAGGGCAGCTCAAGACCACCTACGCGCACGGCGCGCTCGGCTCGCTGCTCGACGAGCTCGCGCTGCAGCGCACTGTCGCGGGCCCCAACTTGCGAGACAAGCCGTGAGCCGCGTGTGCCCGCGTTGCCTCCTGCGCAGCGGGCAGCGCGTCGCCATGCGCGTCGCGCACAGCTGCCCCGACCTCGACCGCGTCTGCGCGCGCTGCCGCCGCTGCCTCTACGTCGACGTCCAGCGCGCCGACGAGCTCGGCACGCTCTCAGTCTGCCACCCGTGCGGCTGTTTCTACGCGCCCAGCGCCCCGCCCAACGCCCCGCCCCGCCCAACCCCTGCCCCCGTGAGCCGACCATGACTGCACGCCTGCTGCCGTTCCTGCGCCCCTCGCGCACCTCGCGTCGGGGGCTGCACTTCAAGCGCTCCGAGCCGCGCGACTTCCCCACCCCTCGCCCGCTCGAGCTCGTGCTGCTCGCCGTCGACGTCGCGAGCACGTCGGGCACCGCCCGCTACACGCGCGGCAAGCTCCACGACTACGGCGAGCTCGACATCGACGCCGACGAGCACCGGCACGTGCTCATGCGCTCGACGCGCGACCTCGCCGAGCAGCTCGGGCTGCCGCTCGCGCTCGCGCTCGAGGTGCCCTATGGCGGGCCGCTCAGCTCCGTCGTGCGGCTGCGCGAGCACGTCGCTGTGTGGCGCGCTGCGTGGCGCTACAGCGGCGGGCCCGCGCACCACGTAATCGAGTACACCGCGGCAGAGTGGCGCTCGCGCTGCTTTGGGCTCGGCACACTCAAGCGCGAGGACGCGCGGCGGCTCGAGCTGCGCGCAGCCTACGGGCTCTTAGAGCGGGCGCGGCTGCCCATCACGCCGCTCACCAACGACGCCGCCGCGGCCATCTGTCTAGGCCACGTCGCGTCAACGAGCGGCATCCTGCACGCGCGCACCAAGTGCCGCATTACCTCATGAGGCGCTCGCCGTGGCGTCGCCCAAACCGATCCCGGACACACCGACGCACTGCCGCTGCGGGGCTCTACTGCCGCCGCTGCGCCGCTATGGGGGGCTGTGCAGCGCGTGCTTGCCGTCCGCGCCGCCGTCGCGCCTGCCCGACCCCATGGCGACAGCTTGGACGATAGTCAGTGCGTTTGTGAGGCAGCGCAGCGCGGGCCCCGAAAACTGGTTTGTAGTGCGCTGCCGTTGCGGAACCGTGCGCGAGATGAGCTCGAGCAAGTGGCGCAGCCGGCACTCGACGCAGTGCGACGCGTGCCGCCGCTCGGCGACGCGGGGCCCAACCTACTAACACACCCTGTTTGACTGTCTATGCCGCCCAAGCAGCGCACACGACCTGCACCCAAAAAAGCAGCCATCAGCAGCAAAACCCGGCGCTCGCGCCCGCGCGCGCGCGAAACAGACAAGCCCAAGAAACGAGCTCGCCCGACTGTCGAGCTTTACGAGCGCGCAGTGGTGCTCGGCGACCTCGCAGGGCGCGGCGTCAACATCCCCGACATGACACTGCAGCAGTCAGATCGGCGCGTCGTCTATAACCGCGTGCTGCATGAGCGCCTCTGCGCCATGGTCGCCGTCGGCGTGCCCATCGCCACCGCATGCCAGGCCGAGTCAATCAACCGCTCGACCTACTACGAGTGGCGCAAGCGCGGTCAGGCCGGCGAGCAACCGTTTGCCACGTTCTGGTCGGACATGCAGGCCTCGCTTGCTCGAGCAGAGGCGAGCGTCGTGCAGCGCGTCACGTCGGCCTCGCTCGAGGATTGGCGCGCGGGCGCTTGGTATCTCGAGCGGCGCTTTCCGCAGCGCTACCGGCAAAAGCAGACTGTCACTGTCACTAAGGGCCCCTCTGACATGAGCGACGCCGAGCTCGACGCTGCGATCGCTAAGTACGGTTTCACGCGCGCGCCCGACGCGCTCACCGACCCGCAACCCTCACCGACCACCGACGCACCCGGCACACAAGGACCATCACCGCATGCCTAGACCAACAGTCACGCTCCCCACGTGGGCAACCACCGGCACCAAGCTCGAGCCGCCAACAGGCAAGCGCGCGCTAGGCTGGATTGTCGACGAGCCGCCGCCCGCCGAGTGGTGGAACCATCTGCAGTATGCCACTGGCGAGTGGCTCACGTTTCTAAACGCTGTGATCCTCGGCGAGGCCACCGCCGACCTCGCGCTGCGCTTCGCTCAATCGAGCGCCGCCGCTGACATCGTGCCGCTCCTAGCTGCGACGAGCGTGCCCAACGGCTCGTATCGGCTCGTGGCGCGCTTCCCGACCACGTCGGCTAGCATCTTCGCCAGCCTCTACGTCGGCGGCAGCGCGACGCGCAAGTTCATGCTGGTTTACAACGCCACGTGGAACGGCACGCAGTGGGCACAGAATAGCGCTGCCGTCGCGCAGGCCATCGCGATCAACACCACCAACGCGCTCGAGGTGCTCACGCACCCCGCGAGCCCGGCAAGCTGGAATGACTCGGCATGGGCGTCGGGCGCATTCGATACCATCAACGTCACAACGCTCAACGCGACAGCGATCACAGCGGTAGCCGGCAACTTCACCGCCACGCTATTCGGCAAAAACACCACATGCGAGACCCTCACTGCCACCAACCACGTCACCACCGACAACTTGAAGGCCGAGGTGTCGCTACACCTCACGGGCCCCATCGACATCGAATACGAGCTAGCGGCAGCCGCGATCCCCATGCGCTATCTGCAGCTCGACATCATGCGCCCGATTCATTGGAACGTGTCACCGCCCGAGCCGCTCGGCTCGCTCAACATCTACGGCAGTCAGGGCTGCGTCGGCAACACGCACGCCACCAACTCCGTCTGGGTTGAGTACCCCGTCGCTGTGCCGCGCGGCACGCAGAAAGTTACTCTCGAAATCACGTGGCGCGCATACGGGCCCACCGTCTACAACCAAGCAAAGCTCGTGTGGTGGCCCCGCGCCATGGGAGCCACAAACCCGCAGCCGCCACCCGCAAGCACCTACAGTCAGATCGGCGCTGACATCGACTTGCCAGGCTTCACCGCGTCAGACGTGTACCTCACAAGCGCGACGTTTACCGGGCTGCTCGTGATCAACGGCGAGAGCCGCTACAGCGTGCTCGTCAAGCTCGCCCCGGGCGCTGTCCTATGGGGCATCAGACTCGGCTTCGCAGACCCCGGCGCACGCAACGGCTAAGCCGTGGCTGCGCGCATCGAGGACAACCGCTATCTCGAGCGGCTCATGGCGGAACGTGCCCGCCGCCATGAGCTGCAGCGGCGCATCCGCGATCGCCCCGTCAAGCTGCACGACTTCGTGCGGGCTGCGTGGCCTTTGGTGGTACCTAACGCCGCCTTCGTGGACAACTGGCATGTGGGGGCCATCTGCGAGCACCTCACCGCTCAGAGCGAGGGGCAGCTGCCGCGGCTCTGCATCAACGTGCCGCCGGGCAGCAGCAAGTCAACGACTGTGTGCGTGCTCTGGCCCGCGTGGGAGTGGACGATCCGCCCCGGCATTCAGTGGCAGTTTTCGGCCTACGCCGACACGCTCGCGGTGCGTGACTCGCTGCGCTGCAGGCTGCTCGTAGAACAAATGTGGTATCGCGAGCTCTACGGCGACGTGTGGCAGCCCAACCGCCGCGCGTGGCTCGCCGACCGCTTCGAGAATGACAAGGGCGGCATACGGCAGAGTGTCAGCGTCGGCGGCTCGCCTACAGGCTTTCACTGTCACCGGCAGATAGTTGACGACCCCATCAAGCCCATCGACGCGCACAGCACGCTCGCGCTCGCGCGCTGCCGTATGTGGTGGTGGGAAACGATGGCCTCGCGCGTGCTGCCGGGCCCGACTAACACCCGCACCATCATCATGCAACGCTTACACGACCGCGACCTCGCGGGCGAGGCCGCCGAGCAGGATTACGCGGTGCTGTCTATTCCGATGGTCTACTCGCGCAAGGCAACGCGCGCCGCCACGCCGCTCGGGTGGCTCGACCCGCGCAAGTCCGACGGCGAGCTGCTGTGCGCTGCTCGATGGTCAGACGTCGAGGTCGCGCGACGCAAGCGCGAGTTTGGGCCCGAAGGTTGGAGCGCCCAAGACCAGCAAGACCCCATCCCCGAGGGCGGCGCAATCTATCGCGACGAGTGGATGCAGCACAGATACCACGTGCTGCCGCGCCTCGACGCGGCGCTCATCGTGCTCACGTTTGACTGTGCGTTCAAAGCTGACGAGACGAGCTCATACGTCGCGGGCCAAGCATGGGCCTATCTCGCGCCGCGCTTCTACTTGCTCGACGAGGTGCGCGATCACCTCGACTTTTTGGGCACCATCGCCGCCATCGAGACGCTCTACCGCAAGTGGCCCGCCTGCTCTGCCGTGCTCATCGAGGACAAAGCCAACGGGCCCGCTGTGATGGATGTGCTCAGAAACCGCATCCCGGGCATCATTCCCATCGAGCCCGAGGGCAGCAAGATCGCGAGGGCCTACAGCACGCAGCCCATTTTCGCGTCGGGCTCGGTTCACCTGCCCCACCACACCATCGCCCCATGGATCGAAGACTGGGTGCTCGAGCATAAACGCTTCCCGCGCGGGGCTGCCAACGACCGCGTCGACGCGCAGAGCCAGGCTTTGCGCTGGCTCACCGCGGGCATCGCGTCGGGTTACCTGCAGGCGCTCGACGAGATCTCACTCTAAGCCCGTAGACAGCTCGAGCGCTCGCCCGCTACGCGCCCCCATGACCGAGCGGCTCGACGGCTGGGAAAACGTGATCACGGGGCTCGGCAGTCTGCGCGACAAGCTCACGCACCACGCCCCGCAGCTACGGCAGCCGCTGCGCGACTCGACGCTCGAGGCGCTGCATTCCGACGATGACATCGCCGCGCGCATCGTCGAGAAGCTGCCCGACGACGCACTGCGCGCGGGCTTCTGCATCACCCTGCCGGCAGACGAGGACAACAGCGCGACGCTCGGCGCAGACCTCACGAGCGCGCTGCAGGCGCTCGGCGCCGACACGGCGCTGCATCAAGCTTGGTGTTGGGCTCGGCTCTACGGGCTCGGCGCGGTGCTGCTCGGCGTCGATGACGGGCTCGACACACGCGAGCCGCTCGACTTGGGCCGCGTCGTGCGCCTCTCGCACCTCACCGTGCTCCGTCGCACGCAGCTGCAGCCCGAGACGTATTACAACGAGCCGCTCGCGCCGCGTTTCGGCGAGGTCGAAAGCTATCGGCTCATGCGGCTCGCCATACCGCGCGGCTCGGCTGTCACTGTGCGCAGCTACGAGAAGCTCGACGCCATCGTGCACGAGTCTCGCCTCTTGCAGTTCCGCGGTGTGCTGACCTCGCGTTGGGGCGCTGCGAGCGAGCAGTTCTTTGATGACAGCGTGCTGCAGCGCGCCTACGACGCCATGCAGGCGAGCTCGAGCGCATGGATGAGCGTGGGCCACCTGCTCACCGACGCCTCGCAGGGCGTGTTTAGGGTCAAGAATCTGCTGCAGCTGCTCGCGGCCAACGGCGAGGAAAAGCTGCGCAAGCGCGTGCAGATTATGGACCTCGTGCGCAGCGTCTGCCGGGCGTTGCTCATCGACGCCGACGCCGAGTCATTCGAGCGTGTTGCGACCAGCTTCACGGGCATGCCCGACTTGCTCGACCGCTACATGCTGCGCGTCTCTGCCGCGGCTGAGATGCCGGCGACTGTCTTGTGGGGGCGCTCGCCCGCCGGCATGAACGCGACCGGCGAGAGCGACGTGCGCAACTGGTACGACAAGGTTGGATCAGAGCGCACTAAGGTCCTCACCCCTCGCATCGAGCAGCTCACCCGCGTCTTGATGGCGGCAGACGACAGCCCAACCAAGGGCAACGTGCTCGACGAGTTCGAGGTCGAATACCCGCCGCTATGGCAGCCCAGCGCCAAAGAGACCGCCGAGACGTTCAACTTGCGCGCGCAGGCGCTCGTCGCGCTCGTCAACGCCCGCATCATCCGCCCCGAGGAAGCGGCACTTAACATCGCGAGCGCAGGCGAGCTCGACGAGATAGACACCGACGCGCGCGAGGCCATGCTCGAGCTCGACATCGAGGCCGAGCTCGAGCGGCTGCGCCAGGGCGGCACGAGCGAGCCGCGGGCGCTGCCGCCCGACAACCCGCCGCCGCCCGACGAGCCCGCGCCCGAGCCGAGCTAACGCATGGCAGCCCGCTCGAGCGCAGACCGAGCCCGCAACCGTGCGCGCCTCGCCCAACGGCAGCGGCGCATGCTCGGCGCCGAGCGGCGCAACATGGCGGCAGCTCGCCCGCACGCCGAGCCCTTCCCCGAGGCCGCGCTCGAGCGCTACACGCGCATGCTTGTCGAGCACGTCACCGCGATCTACGCATCCGCGCGCGCCGCCATCCGCCCGCACCTCGCCGCGTGGTCGCGCATCTACGCCAAGCCCAAGCGCACCGACGCTGCGCTCGATAACGGCTACCACGGGCCCCGCATCGCCATTGTGGGCCCGCCTCGCGCGGGCAAGTCGACGCTCTCCGAGCAGCTCGCAACGATGCTGCGCGCGCCCGTCGTGCACGCCGACCACTATGCCTACCTCGGGTGGTCGCAGGCGAGCGACGCGCTTGCCGACCGCATGCTCGAGGGCCCGGCGATATTCGAGGGCGTCGCGGTCAGCCGGGCGCTGCGCAAGGTGCTCGCCCGCACGCCTCGCTCGGCTCGCCCACCCGTCGACGCTGTGATCGTGCTCGGCACGCCGCTCGAGCCGCTCGAGCACGGCCAACGCGTCATGGCGCTAGGGCACGACCGCGTGCTCGCCGAGGTGCTGCCCGAGCTCGCGCGGCGCGGTGTGACCATCATCCGAGGCGAGCGCAACGCGCTTGCGTCGATGCGTCAAGCGCGCACCGACGCGGAAAAGCAGCCGCCTAACACGCCGTCGGGGCTCATCGACGGCGCTGCCGTCACGCTGCCCGTCGACTTCAAGATCCCCGACATCCGCGCGGGCTCGCTCGAGGCCGCCGTCGGCGTCAGCGTCAACGTCGACAATACGCTGCGCAGGCAAGTCGAGGCCGTGACGGGCATCGATCCGCACCTGCCGCAGTCAGGCATCGCCGAGTCACTCGAGGCCTTCACCGAGGCCTCGATCCTGCGTGTGAGCAACCTCACCGACGAGACTTACGCCGACATCAAAAAGCTCGTCATGACCGAGCTCGAGGAGGGCGCGCGCCCCGACGAGATAGCGGCCAAGCTGCAGGCGCAGTTCGAGGTCGCCAAGCGTCACGCGCAGCTCATCGCAAACGACGCCGTCGGCAAATACCACGGCACGCAGACGCAGCTGCGCCAGACGCAACTCGGCATCACTGACTACACGTGGGCTACGAGCAAGGATCGCAAGGTCCGCCCCTATCACCGTGCGCTCGAGGGCACGCAACAGAAGTGGGCAGAGCCACCCGTCGTCAACCCGACCACGGGCAAGCGGGCGCACCCGGGCTTCGACACGCATTTTTATGCCTGCCGCTGCTCTGCCATCCCGATCATTGACGACGCCGTGATTGACGCCGAGCCGCCGCCCGAGCCCGCGCCGCCGCGCCCGCCCGCGTCGCCGCTCGCTCGCCCGCTGCCGCCGCCCCTCGCCCCGCAGGCACCGCAGCAGCTGCCGCTGCCGGGCTTACCCGCGGGCCCGAGCTCGGGCCCCATCACCGCGCCGCCACGTCGACGCGTGCGCATCCAACCGCGCGGCGCTACCCCCACGCAGCCGACGCTGCCGGGCTTGCCGACCGCGCCGCCCGCGCCGCCATTGGCTGCGCCGACGCTGCCGACGCCGACCCCGCTGCCCCCGTTGCCCGCGCCCGCGCCGCCGACGCCGCTGCCCACGCTGCCCGTCGAGCCGCCGCCCGCGCCGCTGCCACGACCCGCGCCGACGCCGCTGCCCGTCGAGCCGCCGCCCGCGCCGCTGCCGCGACCCGCGCCGACGCCGCTGCCCACGCTGCCCGTCGAGCCGCCCGCGCCCGCGCGCCTGCCGCGCCCGCAGCCGGGCATCACCGAGCCGCCCGCGCCGCTGCCCCGCGTCGAGCCGCCCGCGCCACCTGCAGCCCCGCCGGCAGCGCCCGCCGCTATCCCGCCGGCCATCGAGCTGACGCCCGAGCAGCGCGAGCAGCTCGCCACCGAGCTCGCCACGGCCATCGACCAACTGCTGCGCGGGCTCGATGACGGCTCAGCCGCGCGGGCGCTCATCGCTGCGTGGTACGAGCGCGAGACCTTCACGCACTGCGAGCTATGGGGCCCCGACGTCCCGCAAGTCGAGACCATCGAACTCAAAGCGCGGCTCAACCGCGCGGGCACGGTCTACGGCGAGATGCAGCCGGCGACGGGTCACATACGGCTCGTCAAGTCGCGCACGCAGGCCGCGCTCGCGGGGCTGCGCTCAATCGCTGCCGGCGAGACGCCGCAACGCGACCAACTCGCGGGGCTCAAGACGCTTTTCCATGAGGTCGCCCACGGCTACGGGCCCACCATGCGCTACCCGACGTGGGGCGCGACTCGGCTGTTCTATGACGAGATCGCCACCGAGGTTAGCGCGCGCGGGTTCACTGCGACGCTCGCGGGGCTCGAGCTCGAGGCGCTGCCGACGCAGCACATTCTCGCGCTGCCCAAGCAGACGGACACGGGCTGGACGTTCGACCCGTTCCGCTCTTACGACCGCATGATCGCTGCGATGCTGCAGGCCATCACCGACAACACCGCGCTCACCGCGGCAGAGGCTCGAGCGCAGCTGCTCGAGGGCGCGCTCGATTGGAAGTCTCGCAACGACGTGCCCGCCACCGCGCAGGCCATCGCCGATGAGTTCTGGCTCTCCATGCGCAAGCTCACGCCCGAGCAGCGCGTGGCCATCAAGTCGCAGCTGCGCAACCCCAAGGCCGCGACCAAGGCCGTTCCGTTCATCCCGCACGACTGACGAGCTCGCCGCCGGGCGCCTCTCAGCCGGGCGCCAACGGCTCGCGCACCGTCGACGAGCGGGCGCGCATACGCATCGATTACGCATGCAAGCTCATACACTACGACTGCAAACGACTACACTACGCATCACATCGATTACAATACGATTGTAGTGTGTGCGTAACGTAGTCACATCGTACTCACGCACCGCCGGCGCGCGGGCCGCCGCCGGCGCACGGGCCCGGCGCAGGCCTCGTCGAGCCCCCGGCGCGGCGCAGGGGCCCGGCGCGGCTGCGTGGTAGGCTGCGCCATGGCCACCCAATCCGCCGCCGAGCTGCTCGCCGTGCGCCTCTACCCATGGAGCGCCGCCGACATCCGCGAAATCGCCGCCGCCTACCTCGCCGACCCGGCGCATGGCGACTTCACTGACCTCGACCTGCACGAGCACACGCGCGCCGCCGAGCTCGCCGACGCCGAGCTCGAGCAGCTCGAGCAGGACGTGCACCGCCTGCGCTTCGAGCACTTCCGCCGGCTCGGGCAAGACCCGCCCCCGCAGCCCACCGCCATCGAATAACCGGGCTTTTCCCGGGCTGCCCCCGCCCCGCGCTCGGCAGTCATGGAGTCACGCAGTCGCGCCGTCATGCCGGCGTGACGTCTTGACACGCCCAAAACTCGCCCAGTACGGGCCCCTTGTGCAGCCTGTCGAGCGCTACGATGCCGCGACCCTTGGCGAGGTCACCCGCACCCCGCAGGGGTTTCTCAGGGCGCCCGCCCGCGTCACGCGCACAGGCGTGCTGACCTACCGCCGAGCCGACGGCACGCTGCGCCGCGAGCTGCGCCGACCCGAGCAGGTGTTTGCGGGCGGCTCGCTCGCCACGCTCGCCGACGCTCCGATCACTGACCTGCACCCGCGCGAGATGGTCAGCGCCACCAACGCCCGCGAGCTCGCACTCGGGCACGTCACCGGCGACGCTCGCGCAGACGGCAAGCGTTACGTCGAGGCAACGCTGCTCATCACTGACGCCAAGCTTATCGCCGCCGTCGAGCGGCGCGACCGCGTCGAGGCGAGCTGCGGTTACACGTGCACGCTCATCGAGCAGCCCGGCACCTACCAGGGCGAGCGCTACGACGCCGAGCAGACCGGCATCGTCTACAACCACGTCGGACTCGGGCCGCGTGGTTGGGGCCGCGCAGGCGCCGACGTCGCGCTGCGCCTCGACGGCAAGCCCGCCGAGCTCACCGACAACCCGCTCGCCGCGACGCTTGCGCTCGACCCGCTCGAGCCGCCCGAGACCGCACCACCGCACAAAGGACCCGCCCGCATGGATCTAGTTACCGTCCGCATAGATGGCATCGACGCGCAAGTCACCCCGCAGGCCGAGCAGCTCGTGCGCAAGGTCACCGCGCAGCTCGAGACTGCAACCGCGTCAAGCGCAGACCTGCAGAAGCGCCTCGACGCCAAAACCGCCGAGCTCGACGCGACCGCCAAGCAGCTCGCAGCTGCGAGCGATACCAAGCGCCTCGATTCGCTCGTCGCAGAACGCGTCGCGCTGTTCGACGCTGCACGCGCCGTGCTCGGCGCAGGCGTCGAGCTCACGGGGCTCACGAGCCGTCAGATCCAAGAGAAGGCCATAGCGCACCTCGACTCGGCTGCGAGCATGACCGGCCAGTCTGACGAGTACGTCGCCGCCTACTTCACCGCGACCACCAAGCAGATCAAGCCCGCGGGCGGCGGCAAAGACCCGCACCGACGCGCCGACGGCTTCCCTGCCGGCACGAGCGCCGCCGACGTAGTGCGCGCGCAGCTCAAGTCACGCGAGCCCGCGGGCGGCTCGCACACCCCGGCCTACGAGCCGCCCGCGTGGCGGCAGCCGCTCTCGGTTACTCGCACCTAACAAGCCCACACACACACGCGCGTCAACACCCAACCGAAAGCGATACGACCGTATGCCAGGGCAACTAGTCTACAATTACGAGCCCCCGATTGGAGTGCACGGGCAGCTCATCGAGAACTATATACACGCCGCAGTCACGGGGCTCGCAGTGGCCACCGCGATCCCCGTCGGCGTCGTGGTCGCCTACGACACCACCGCGGGCAAACCGCCCAAGGCAGTGCGCAGCGTCGCAGCCAGCATCGACGTCACCACGCTCAACGGCGTTGCAGGCATCACGCAGTGGGACCCGTCCTATCCCGAGCCGCCTTACAGAATCGGCGCGCAGCTACCCGTGCTGCGCAAGGGCCGCATTGCCATCATCGCTGAGACCGCGCTCGCGGCGCACACAAACCCGTTTGTGCGATTCGGGCTCGTCGGCGCGGGCACCGTGCTCGGCGCGCTGCGTGCTGACGCAGACGCGGGCAACGCAGTCGTAGCCCCGTACCTCACCGTAGTGCAGGGCGCAGCCATTGGCGGCGTCGCCATCGTCGAGATCAACCTCTGACCCGAGCCGCTCGCACCCACCGCGCGCCCTAAAGGAAACACCACCGCTATGCACTCACTGCTCGCGCCCATCGACCCCAACCGCCTCACCAACAGTCTCGAGCAAATCGGCTTGCGGCTCGATGCAGGCGAGCTCGACCGCTTCTGCGCATCGTTCGCGCTCACCCGCGCCGCGACGCACGGGCTCGAGCGGCTCGACGCGAATGACACCGCGTTCTTTCGCACGCAGCTCGAGTACATCTCGCAGCGGCTGCGTGAGATCCGCTACCCCGCACTCAAGTGGCGCTTGTTCGTACCCGTGACGAGCGAGGCGCCCGCGGGCGCTGACACGTGGTCTTATTACGCGTGGGACTCGGCGGGCATCGCCGAGCTCATCGCGAACTACGCCGACGACGTGCGCCGCGTCGCCGTGACCAGCACCAAGGTCACCTATGACATTCTCTCGTACGCGCTCGCGTATGACTGGTCTGTGCTCGACGTCAAGCGCGCCAGCATGGCGGGCGTCGACTACCGCAATCGCAAGGCAGACGCCGTGCGTCGCGGTTTCGAGCAGCGTTTCGAGCGCCTCGCCGCACTCGGCGAGCCCGGCAGCACGATCCGCGGGCTGCTCAACAATGCCAACGTGCCCGTCGTCGCCGCTGCCAACGTCGGCGGCACGACTGCATGGGGCAGCGGCACGAAGACCCCGCAAGACGTGCTCAACGACTTGCTCGCGGGCGAGACTGCGATCCTCGTCGCCACCAAGGGCGTCGAGTCACCTGACACGCTGCTCTTGCCGCTCGCCAAGCTGCGCTACATTCAAAACACCTCGCTCTACACCGGCGCAGGCGCCGACCCGAGCGACACGATCCTGTCCGTCTATCTCGAGCGCACGCAGTACGTGCGCAACGTGGATTGGTGGCAGTACCTCGACCTCGCAGACGCCGCCGGCACCGGGCCTCGCGCTGTGTGGTACCGCCGCGACGAGGAGCACGTGCACTTCGAGCTCACCGAAGCGCCCAACGAGCAGGCGCCGCAGCAGCAAAACTTCGCACTCGTGGTCAACAGCATGGCCCGCGCGGGCGGCGTCGCGTGGGAGCTGCCGCTCTCGGGCGTCTACATGGACGGCATCTAGCAGCGCCTCTCGCGCGCACAACGCTCGCACACACCGCTCGCCCCGCTACTGCCCGCGCGCCGCTCACGGCGGCGCAGCGGCACCCTTGCGCCTCGCTCAAGTCACTCGCCCCGTCGGTAAACCATGCACATCGCCAACACTGGACCGCAGATCGTCAGCTTCCTGCTCACCGCGGCGGGTGGCATCCAGCAGTTCCGCAAGCTCGGGCAAGTGCCTAACAACGGACTGCTCTATCAGTACATGGGCACCGACGTCGACGCTGTAAACGCAGCGCTCGCGGGCCCGCTCGCTCCGTTTGTGGCTGCGGGATACCTCAAAACGAGCAGGCAAGCGCAGACGGTACCGTACGCCACCGACCCGCTCACCAACCGCGTGCTCACGGTCCCCGAGCTCGGGCCCGGCGAGCACGAAGACCCCTATGCACCCGAGCCGCCGCCGGAGACGGGCGGCGAGGGCGAGACGGGCGGCGAGGGCCAGCCCGAGCCCGAGCCCGAGCCAGAACCCGAGCCCGAGCCAGAACCCGAGCCCGAGCCAGAACCCGAGCCAGAACCCGAGGCCGCGCCCGCGCCCGAGCTCGAGCACCACCGACACCACCGCCGCACCAAGCGCCACGAGCCGACCTCATGAACATCACCAACCGCTCACCGCGTCTGTTGTCCATCGCTGCGCCAGGCCAAGGGCTCGGCATCTTGATGCTCGTGCCGCTCGACCGCGTCGAGGTGCCGCCCGAGCTCGAGCAGGCTGTGCGCGCCGCGCTCGCGGGCCCCTTGCGCCCGTTCGTGGCGCAGGGCGAGATCGCCATCGAGGACGCGCCGCCCGCAGCTGCACCGGCGCTCGTCGGCGAGCCCGCCGGCATCGCGGGGCCCGTCGCGCTCAGCGATTGCGTGCACCCGCCGCCGACCGCCGCCGAGCTCGAGCAGCCCCGCGTCGTCACGCTCGAGGTCACCCCCGAGCTCGAGCCCGAAATCGAGCTCGAGCTAGAGCCCGAGCTCGAGCCGCCACCCCCACCCGCCGCGAGCAGAGCCAAGCGCCGCTAACATGGTCAGCGTCGAGCACATTTTTGCCGCCTTCCCGGAGTTCCGCCGCGCTGACCCTCTGCTCGTCGCGCACAAGCTCTACGAGGCCGAGCTGCAGATCGCGCCCGACTACGGCGCGAGCGCCTGCGCGTGCTCGTTCGACGGCGGCATGAGCGAGAACGCTCTGCGCCTCTACAAGCTGCTCGAGCCGCGCGACCCTACGTTTCCACCGCCCGACCCGCTCGCGCCCCTCGTGCGCCCGCAGCCGTCGGCGCAAGAGGCCGTGCGCGACATGGTCGTGAGCAACCTCACGGCGGCGCTGCTCGTGCTCACGCCCGCGGGCGAGTTCGCGCGGCTCGACCCCAACAAAGAGGCCGACGGCGCGCGCTCAATCTACGAGCGCCGCGTCAACGAGCTGCACGCAAGCTTTCTGCCTCGGGTGCTCGCGCTGTGATCACCATCGATGACATAGACCGCGGTTGGGAGGCGACCGAGAAAGCAGCGAAAGCTGCCGACACCGGCAACCCTGCAAACTCGCCCTACGTGCTCATAGGCGTGCAGGGCAAGTCGGGGCAACGCAAGCATCCCGACCCCGACGGCACCGGCGCCGGGCTCACCAACGTCGAGCTCGCCACGATCCACGAGTTTGGCTTGAGTGTGCCGCAGCGCTCGTTCATCCGCGGGGCCATCGACCAATACGCGCCCGCGATAGGCGAGCGCGCAGGGCGCTACCTGCAGCGCTGGGAAAAGAGCCAGGGCGACAGCAAAGAGCTCGAGCGGGGGCTGCGCCTGCTCGGCGAGTACATCGTTGGGCTCATCAAGCAGCGCATCGACAACCACATCCCGCCGCCTAACCACCCCATCACCATCAAGATCAAGGGCTCGGCAACGCCGCTCATCCGCTACGGGCATCTCAAGCGCAGCATCACGTATGAAGTCCACATGGGTGGCGGCGTCAGGGCGCCGAGCTCGAGCGGCGGGTTCCCACCCGCAGCAGCGGGGGCCTAATGGACTGGCAGCTCTACGCCGACAGCATGCGGTGTTGGATTGCCGAGCGCTCGCGCATCCCCGTCGATGACGTGACGTGGGAGGGCGAGCCCGTCGGCATGCTCGGCACGCCTAACGCCTCGCTGCGCCTGCTCGGCAACTCGGGCCCATACTCGCAGCTGCTCACGAGCGACGAGACGCGCTATCTCGCCGCCACCGACCCCGCAAACCCGACCGGCATGCCGATCGTGCAGATCATCGGCAACCGTGCATTCACGCTCTCAATCGTGGTCACCACGCGCGACTACACGCCGTGGGGCCGTGCGTTTCGCTATCTCGAGCGCGTGCGTGACTCGCTCTCACTGCCGAGCACGCTCTCGCTCTTTTCGTCGCTAGGCGTGTCGCTCGACTCGCCCGCCGAGCTCGTCGACCTGCAGCGCGTGTTCGACAAAAGGCAAGAATCGCAGGCGTCGCTCGACCTCTATATGCAGTATGCGTTCGACACGCTCTGCGAGTGTCAGGCCGACGGCAGCGACGTCGAGACCATCGACACCATCGAGCACGTGATTGTCAGCGGCTCTGTGTGCTCACACACGCAAGGCCGCCCCGATTCACCGTTTGCCGTCGGGCCCGACACCATCGACAAGCCCATCGCGCCGACTCCACTGCTGTCTGCTCGCACTCGCAAAGGACTAACAAGCCATGGGCGTTGAAGCCGAAGTCATCACACACTCTTTCGTCGTGCAGGATGCCACTGTCACGCAGCAAGGGTTTGGCATCGGGCTCATCGCCGCGGTGCACAACTACTGGCCCGAGCTCGTGCGGACATTCAACGACGCGAGCGAGCTCACCAAGGCACCCTACAGCGTGCCCGTCACCTCGCCCGTCTACCTGCGAGCTCGAGCGCTCAAGTCGCAGACGCCGAGCCCGCCGAGCTTCAAGATCGGAAAACTCACCGGCACATTCTCGCAGACCGTCACGCTCACCGTCGCGGCGCCGACCGCGGCCAACGAGCAATACCGCATCACCGTCGACGGCATCCCCGTGCTCGTCACGAGCTCGCCGCCGGCACTCGTCGACACCGTCACCGGGCTGCTCGTCGCAGCGCTCAACGTGATCACCGACATCACAGCCACTGCAGCCGGCGCCGTGATCACCATCGTCGGCGACACGTCCAGCGTCGTGCACGCCTACACCGCTATCAGTGGCAACATGCGCCTCATGGACACGACGCCAGCGCCGAGCGTGCTGCCGTCGGCCGACCTGACAGCCATCCGCTCGTATGACGGCGACTGGTATGGCCTCGACCTCGTCACCCCGGGCAAGCAGGCGCAGCTCGACGCGGCAGCGTGGGCAGAGTCTGAGGTCGTGCTCTACCTCGCGCAGACGGGCGACTATGAGGTCAGCTCGCCAGGCAGCACCACCGACGTCGCTTCGACGGCCATGGCGTCGGGTTATCACCGCTCGTCGTGGTGGTACCACCAACCCGTCGGCGAGCCGCTCGTCGCGGGGCTGCTCGGCGTCATGCTGCCCAAGCTCCCGGGCCCGGCGACGTGGGCAAACAAAGAGATCGCCACCATCACCAAAGTGCCCTACGACGCGACCACGCGGGGCACGGTCAAAGCTAAGAGCGCCAACTACTACACCAACATGAAGGGCAACGGGTGGACGCTCTACGGGTGGGCCGCGAGCGGGCGTTTCCTCGACGTCACCGTTGCGATCGACTGGTTCACCATCGGCGTGCAAACGCGCGTCATTCTGCTGCTCGGCAGCAACGACGTCGTGCCCTACACGACCGCGGGCATCGAGCTCGTGCGCACGCAGATCCTCGCGCAAATCCAAGAGGGCATCGCGCAGGGGCTCATCGACGGCGAGCAAGACTACGCAGTCACCGCGCCGCCGTTAGGTGCCATCGACCCCAACCTCAAGCGGCAGCGCATTCTGCCCGACATGCGCTACAGCTATTGCTTGTCGGGCGCCATCCACCACGTGCGCATCGAGGGCACGGTTCAGGTCTAACAGTCAGACGAAGGAGGTGCACGCGTGGGCTTCAAGGCATGGAACATCAATGAAATGACCGTCTCGCTCAATGCGATTCTGCTGTCAAACGGCGGCTACGCAGAGGACGAGGTTGTCACCGTCGAGTGGGATGACGACTGGTTTAGCGCCTACGTCGGCGCAGACGGCGAGGTCACCCGCGTCAGAACTAACAACTTTTCGGCCATCGCTACGCTCAAGTACGCGCAGACCGCGGGCGCCAACGACCTGCTCAGCGGCATTCTGCTCGCCGACATCAAGACCGTGAACGGCGGCGGCGCGGGCGCATTCGCTGTGCGCGACACGGGCGGGAAAACCATCGTCGGCAGCTCGCGCGCATGGATCATCGGGCCCCCTGAAATCAAGCTCGGAAAGACGGTCAACGTCAACGAGTGGCGCATCAAGCTCGCCGACGCGCGCACTGCGTTTGTGGGTGGTCGCTAGGATGCGCACACCGCAAGAGAAGCTCATATGCGGCACGGTCTATCGCGTCACGCCGCTCGGCGCGAAAGCCGGCCGCGTTATGGCTGTGCGCCTGCTCAAGCTGCTCGGGCCCATGACTGCATCATTCGTCGACGGCGTCGTGCGCGACTCGTCAGACGGCAGCGGGGCGCTCGCAATCGGCGCTAGCGACGCGATCCGCGAGCTCACGCTGCGCATCGCTTCCGCCGACGTCGAGACCATCAGCGACGAGCTCGCCAAGACAACCGTGCTCGTGCTCGACGGCGACCGCGAGCCCCTCTTGAGCTCGCTGCTCGATGACCATTTTGCGGCGAGGTATGACGCCTACACGCAGTGGCTCGGGTTTGCTCTCACGGTCAACTTTGCCTCTTTTTTCGGCGCATCCGCCGCGGACCCAGGCGCCGCAGCGGGCCTCTGGCAGCGCCTGTCGCAGGTAGTCGAGTCTCTGTCGAAGTCCCCGACGGCGTCGACTGGCACATCCACCGCATCGCCACCAGCGGAAAATACGCCGACAGCCTAGTTGAGATCTGCATGCACTGGTCGCTCGACGAGCTCTACGAGGCGCACGACGTGCTCGACATGTTCGACGAGCTCGACGGCATGCGCGCGCAGGCCGAGTACGAAGCCACCGCACACGCCCGCAGGGGGCCCAAGTGACGACAACCGTATTGCGCGACCTCGTCGCGCGGCTCGGCTTCCAAAGCGACGCCAAGGGCTTCGACGAGGCAGACAGACGCATCGAGAAAATCAAGCGCGAGCTGCTCGGGCTCAACGCTGCCGCCACCAAGGGCGAGCACGCAGTCACGCGCGGCGGGCGCAACGCAGCCACCGCCGTCGAGACCGCATCGCGTCGAGCACGCGCGACAGCTAGCGCCAGCGGCGGCGGCTTGCTCGGCACGTTCGGGCAGTTTTTCGCAGCCGGCGCGATCGGCGCTTTTATCAAGGGCTCGCTCGAGCTCGCGAGCTCCGTCACTGAAGTCGACAACGTGCTCGAGGCCGTGTTTGGGCAGCAGGGGCTCGAGAAGATCCGCGAGTGGAGTGCAGGCGTTGCAGAGGCCACCGGGCGCTCGCGCTTCACCCTGCAAAAGTACGCGTCAGACATCGGAACGCTGCTCAGCACGCTCATCAAAGACCCCGACAAGCTGCGCGAGATGAGCACGACGCTGTCGGGGCTCGCCGTCGACCTCGCGTCATTCCGCGACACCTCGCCCGACGAGGCAATACAAGCCATCTCGTCGGGGCTCGCAGGTCAGAGCGAGCCGCTGCGCCGCTACGCGGTCAACATCCTCGACGCTGCGCTCAACGAGTTCGCACTCACCAAGGGCATCCACAAGAAAGTGGAGAAGATGAAGCTAGCGGAGAAGTCCGAGCTCATCTACGCCAAGATCCTGCACGACACCGCGCTCATGCAGGGCGACGCAACCAAGACCGCTAAGACCTTCGCAAACCGCCTGCGCGCGCTCGACGAGACGGTCAAGGATCTGCGGATCAGCATCGGGCGAGGGCTGCTGCCCGCGGGCAACGACCTGCTCGCGTGGGCCATCAAGGCATCGCAGTCGTTCGTCACGCTCAACGAAAGCACCTACTTTCTCAAAACCGCCATCATCGCACTCGGCGCAGCGTTTGCCGTCATGTGGGGGCGCGGCCTCGTCGGCGCGCTGCCCATGATCGCGCTCGTCGCTGCGCTATACCTCGCGTTCGATGAGATCTACACGCTCGCCCACGGCGGCAACACGCTGCTCGGCGACTTCCTCAAAGAGCTCTACGGCGAGGACGAGGGCAACCGGAAAATCGAGGCCATCCGCGACTCGATAAAGTCGCTCGGCGAGGCCATCAAATGGCTCGGCGAGCAGATCCACAAGCTGCCGAGCATGCCGAGTCTGCCGGCATGGATGAAGCGCACGTCTGAGATCTACAGCAACGCGGGCGGCAGCCTCGTGCGCAAGGATGAGTTCGAGCGCATCAAAGAGATCGCGCTTATGAACGAGGAGCGCCAGGCCATCATCGCGCAGAACGCCTACAACGCCGAGCGGCGTGGACTCGGGCAAGACGCGCCCATGGACTCAGAGGTGCCCGAATACATCCCCACGCGCGCCGAGCAGGCCGTGCTCGATGCCGCCGCACGCAAGCGCCACGCAAAAAAGACGGGCGTGGAGGCCGCTCAAGCGCGGCTAGCCGCCGCCGAGGGGCTCATTGTCGCGGGCCAATATGCTTCCCAGTTCAACCCCCAGGTTGCGGGGCCATCCGCCGCCGTCAGCGGCGCCAGCAGCGTCACCATCAACGAGGCTCCTATCACGGTCACCGTCGGCACAGACAGCAACGGCGAGGTCGCAGGCCGTAACCTGCGTCAGGCTGCCGTAGAAGCACGCAACACCCGGCGCACTGTCACGCGCAACGCCCCCGCCGCGAAACCCTAGCCGCCCCCATGCCCACGCATCTCACCATCAACGGCATATGGATCGACGTCTCGCTGCGCGAGTCTCACGGCATAAGCGCCGAGCTCACGCAGCACGCAGTCGAGGACGGCGCTGATATCACCGACCACGTGCGGGCCATGCCCACGCGCCTCACGCTCGAGGGCGTCGTGAGCAACCAACCCATCGAACAGCCCGGCAGCCACACCACCGCGCTCGCCAGCGAGCTCGGGTTTATGGTGCTCACTAACACCTACTACGATTGGGGCACTAAGAAGCTCGAGCTCGTGGGCCCGCAAAACTCGGCGCCGCCATACATCGGAAACATCCCCATCATCGGCAACGTCGCCAGTCTGCTCGATGCGTTCGCGCCAGGTTGGAAGCCTAACAAGAAGGTCTACATGGTGGTCCCCGACCGCGCACCCGTGCCGCTCGGGCAAGCGCGCAGCGTGTCGCTCACGTTCGATCGGCCGTTCAACCGCGTCGAGCAAGTCGAGACCGCGCTGCGAAACACGGTCAACGCGCGTGCGCCTGTCACCATCGTCACCGCACTGCGGAAGTACGAAAACGTCGTGCTCAGCGACCTATCAATCGAGCGCAACGCGGGCACGGGCTCGGGCTTGCACTTCGGCTGCACCGGGCAAGTCATCCGCACCGTCGCAAGCGAGCTCGCCACCGACCCCGACCCCGCGCAGACGCGCGCGCAGAAGCCGAAAGACAAGGGCAGCCAGAACACGCAGGACAAAAAACCCTCGCCCGAGGTGCAGGGCAAGTCTGACAGCGTGCTCAAACACTTCGTCAACCCAACGCCGCCCGAGCCCGGACCCTAGCCGATGGCATCGCAGCTCATACCCACGACCCCGCAGCCCGACACCACGATCCGCGTCGTGCTCGGCAGTAACGTCTACTCGCTGCGCCTAATCTGGTCGCAGCGTGGCGAGGTCTGGCGACTATGGATCGCCGACTCTGCAGGCGTGCCGCTGCTCGACGGATTGCGCATGGTCACCATGTACCCGTTGCTCGTGCGGTTCCATTACAAGCCCGAGCTGCCCGCGGGCGAGCTCTGGTTTGTCGACGAGAAAAACCAAGCAGCCAAGCCCACGCTGCAGGACATGGGCACGCGCTTCTCGCTCTACTACGCGCCCAACGGCGCGCTTGACTGACGCATGACAGACCAAGTCATATACGCCGTCGAGCCAGGCATCGAGCTATTCGACCGCCGCTACAAGCTGCAGGTGGCTGACACCGTGATCACGGGCCT